TGTACATATATTTTGTTTTTCCAACGTGTGATCGACCTACACGGTGCTTGACTTTTAAAAAGAGTCTTGATTTCCGACTGGACGAGGGTAGTGTGCCTGATTGTCGGTTTTTTTGTGTTGTATGTGACGACTTAGTTCGAAAGATGTCTGTTAAATAACGGGCAATATATATATAAAAATGAATAAAAATATTAATAATGTAAATAATAAAAAAGAGAATAAAAAGAAGAAACCTAAAAATAAAGGGTCAGCTTCATATACCCAGTTGAAAACCAATTTAGGGGAATTGCAAGTCGCGTATAAGAAAATTAAGGATAAAAATTCTGTAAAGAAAACTAATCCATCAGCCGGAGGGGGGCAAAACCCTATTGTAAAGGGCTTTGTGCATCCACACGCTGGGTTAAGGAATCAATTGAGTATTCCATCTATGCCTCCATTAAATACACAAAAATTCACATGTCATGCTTCCTTTGAATTAGGGATTGGCACTGCGGGTTTTGGTTTTTTGGGGATTAGGCCAGTTTTCGCGAAGGATAGGGATTCGTTTGTTTATTCATTGTCAACCTTTGCAGGTTCAGCATCGTCAGCTGGGATTGCCAATTCTACTGTCACAGGAGTTACCGGTGCAGCTATGGCCTCATTTCCATATGACATGGCGACAATGATAAGCAGTACGGGTTCTCCGGCTTATGATTCATATTACAGACCACGTTTGGTCTGTATGGGTGTTAGTATCACGTATAGTGGTAAGGCTGTTAACCGCAGCGGAACGATACATCATTTAGTGTCGATTGCAGGTGAAGACATATCTCAGAGATCGTTGCAACAAGTTATTGCTAGCTCGCAGAGTGTTAAATGTTCGGTGAATTTAATGTCGGAGGCATATATGGTTGTGCACGGCACACTTCGTAGACATTATGATTTACAAAACCCCGAGGTTACTGAGTTAGCGTGTCTTCCTAGTAAAGACGCAAGTGATTTTCCATATTACGATTACACGAGTGGAACGTCTGCAAAGGCTCCGCCTACAGTTGGTTTGGCGCTGTTTGTTGCTGACCCTGGTGTCACATTTAACGTGGATGTTATTGCGCATTATGAGGTTGGAGGTGATGGACCTGGTTGTTTGACCACGCCGAGTTTTAGCGACGAGGGTGCGTTAAGTCGGGCGAATAACGCCTCTAAGATGGCGCAAGTGTTGGCTAAGGAAAACCCGCATTTGTCACGGGAAGTTATTGCTGCTAGAGCCTTGTCTGGTAAGACTGGAAAGGGCACGAATACTAATGTTAGTATTTCTGGTAGAGGCATTTTGTAAGGAATCTTCTAACTCTTAAATTAAATAAAAAACACAATAAAAATATAAAAATAAAAATAAAAGAAAAAGATAATGCATGTTTTCTTGTGTGCTCCCTTGTTGGGGAGTTTGTTTTACTCCCTTGTTGGGGAGTTTGTGGTATTCCATTATTTGGGATTTGTGGTGCTGGTTTTTTACCACCTAGGTCATAAGGTACCTTAAACCTTACGTTTTTCGTACGATAACGAATTAGTGCGACAGCGCTTTCTTTTAAAGAGAGCATTTATACCCAAGAATGATCAAAGGCAGAACTAAAAAACACTCGGTTGATTGGCAAGGAGAATATAGTTCAAAATTTGGTGGGGCTTTCGTTGGTGGTACAGAGAAAGAAAATATTGAGAGGGGGGAGAGAAAGGACGCTTTTAGGATTAAAAAATCGCATCGGCAGAATGAGGATTATTCGATTGATAGAAAGTCATTGGATAGAGGGAAAATTGCTGCTGCAGTTTTTTCTAATCGCTCAGATGAGTTTTGTCACGGTATTATGGTAAGCCGCCATGAGCGTCTCGTCTTGTATGATATGTTCAACGACTCGTTGGAAGAGTATTTCAATAAGGAAAAACCATTATCCGGTTTTTCATTTCGGGGGTTGTTGATTTTTTATCATATATATATAGGTCCAACCACATTTTGCAAGGTTGCTGATGGAAACAGGGCCATTAATGTTCCACAGCAAATGTTGGACGCCGCTAATGCAAGAGCGCGAAATGGGAAGGTTTTAATACAAGATATCAGAAAAATGAGGAATGTGGCTGTGACAAACACCATGGAGTTTTCCTATAAGGATCTCAAATTCTCAATGGATCCTTACCATTTTTTGGATGTTGTTAAGAAATCCTTTATGCGCCCTCCTGACCAGATTCTAGCCGGGAAGGGAACATGGAGTGAGCAAAGTCGACGTGAGTACACGCTCAAAGTTAGATCTTATATCAAAGTTTTATCAAATAAGGTTGAAATGCGAAACCCTAAATATAAAGGAGGTAAGAAATTCACCCTTATAAGGGGAGCGTCAACGAGCCTTGATGAGTTCAATATGTTAAAAGTGGCTGATGCGGCCTCTTCACCAGATGACGCTAAAAGAATTAAGGATGCCTTTTACACTGCCAAAAACCAGGCTGCTGTGAAACTCAGGGTTGAAGCTAGGCAGAAATCAAATGCTGAGAAGCATCAACAGGATCGTGGCTCAGGTAAAGAACTTAACGATAACAAAGAGCGCAGTAGAGCGAGGAGATCTGGTTTGAAAGAGATACTCGCTTCGATCTCTTTGAAAGAGGCGATTTCACGCATTTGTGTGAGTGCCATTTTGAATTCAAATTTGGGCAATGATAGCATTTTGGTTATTTTCTCATACGTGAGCCCGTTTCTTTGGTACAGAGATCTACATTTGTACCGTTACATACGCAATTATCTTATGTGTCATGGGATGGACGATGGTTGGGGTGATGTTGATGACGAATGGTATGCTGAGGCCGACCCTCCTGAAGATTTCTTCTCGATTTTTGATGATGTTGACATTAATGATCAGAGAATAGAGCGTAATAGGTTTGACGATGCTGTAGTTTTCAATGGTGTTCCCGATGACTTCCATGTCGACGGAGATCTAAATGGCGTGAACGGAGAGTTTACGGGATCTGACGACGTTGCACATCGGAGTCGGATGGTAAACCGTGAACCCGTTGGTTGTACCACGGTTCCAAAGGGTTGTAAAACAATCCTTGGTCATTGTGAGGGTGGATTTGTGACTTCAGTTGAGGATGAAACGCTGGATACTGATATACCAGAGTTGGTTGATGTCAGTGTGCGAGACTCACAATGTTTATTCTGTGGTAACCTACATGGACGTGGCGGGTGTATGCACTCACATGGTCATAAGAGGGTGAAAAATATGCATAACGCCGAGAAAAGGATCGCCGAAAGATTGAAGAGAGAAAAGAGGGAATCGCCTAAGGCCACTAGGTCGCAGTTGATTCCTTGCGACTCACACTGCTATTGTCTAAAAAGAAATAGTTTCCACGTCACAGATGACGATAAGCGTGAAATATTCTGCTTTATCGCTGCTAAGGGTGACGTTGACGATGTTTACCACAGATTGATTAGTTCAATCTCTTCCGTCACATCATCTGATAGAGCTATGCTTCTGTTGCGCGAAAAGAATGGAATATTCACTGACAAAGTTATACATGGTATGTGGGACGACTGGCATAACACCGGCGTCGGTTTGTCACGACAACCTGTGGAGGTTGAGGCGAATGTTGACAGATGTGGTAACACAGTTGAAGATTTGCACATAAAGTTTGATCGGAAAGTGAATGACTTATACGTGGAGATGGCTAACGCCGCAAAGGAACATGATTTTGTCTGCCAAGATGAAATTTCAGCGAACGCATTAATTCATGATTGTTTTGAATTCGACCGCACTAACGAAGTTCCGATATCTTATAATCCTGTTAGTTCTGGGAGGTTTGCAGCGCTATCAACTGATTCTGACTCGGATGATTGTGACGAGAATTCGTCTACGGTTGGTGTAGATGGTAATGTATGCTTAGAACTTAAAAGTTCACCGCCGCAAGGTGAGACGCGTAGTATTGTAAAGATCAGTAGTGGTTGTGACTTATGTTCACTTGGTTATGACTGTAAAAGATGTTTAGACCTAACAAGGTCACCACCGAAAGGTGAGACGTATAAGATAGAGGGGTCACTAGCGAACTTTAATCCCTATAAAGCTTGGTTGGGTAATGACACGTTCAGAAGAGGTGATGAGTTTACGGATTGTCAACACCGAATGATATTAGATCTGGTGGAAATTCTGGATTGCGTGGGTGATTTGGCTGATGGAGGATATGCTGTTGAGGATTTTGATAATTCTTTGGTTCCCCACCAAAATGATGGATTAACCTGTGGACATTTGGTGTCCGCTGGTCCTTTGTATATAGCTCATGATGTTAAAAAAGGTCCTATGCTTTTACGTACGCTACAAAACTTCGAGATAGTCGTCGGGGTGTTTAGGAAAATTAGGGAAGTTTTAAAGCAGATGATTCGAGTTTGCGCTTCCGGGTTTGTGACTTTTTTGAAGGGGTGTGCTCGTAAGTATGCATCTTTGGAGAATGTTTCGAGAAACTTTAAGGAATGTGCGGTTGCTGTTTCCAGTACTGCCCAGTACATCGGGAGTTCCGTTGTTAAGTTTGTTGAAAAGATTGACACTATTGATGTTACTTACGTCCCCCCCGCGCCCCCTTCTACAATACCTCCTCCTCCGCCCGAATTTGGGTTAGGATTTCTCCTGAAAGAGAAACGTCGGAAAGTCAATATCGGCTTAAATTTGAAGATTGAGGCAAGACCATTAGATGATCCCGTTTATAAAAGGGTGTCCGTTTCCATTTTCAAATATTTGATGTACACGAAAACAAAGCACTCTAGTTTAAAGGGTGGTGAGGGTCAGTGCGGCAACGTTGATTCCACTGAGGCATTAGGGAGGAGTTACATCAGAGCAGGAATTTGTTCCTTCGCTGATATGTTGCTTTTTCTGCCGTACATTACTGCGTGCACTTTGTCTACTGTTTCCGGGAGTGCAGACGTTGTTGCCGACGACATTTCGAGTCTGCGTAGGTGGATGTGGGGTAAAGCTTGCTCAACGGAAAAGGATAGGAGGTTAAGCAATGAGCAGTATGATCTGCTCTCGGGCTGTTTTAATTATTCTGAGGAAGTCGATATATACTCGGAGTTGTTTAACTTGTTGTGGTCCTCATATGCGCCGCTTTCCGCTACGGGTAGTTCTGTAACGCTCACAAACGTTTTCACGCACATGCCTGGGAAAGTTGGTGAGAAAGTTGCGCAACTCTGCACTGAGAAGTGTTTGACAGGTTACATGATGTATGAAAATTCAGTCACCCTTTTAAATACAATCATCTATTTCGTGCAAACGAAGACCATTCAGTTCGCTAAGGGGCAAGGCGCATTAACGCCGATTACTGATCAGGTAAAAAGTTTTCGTGGAAAGGTCTGAGAAGGGATACCGCTTGTGGTGGATAACCTCTCCTACACTGTCTATGATAGATGGAGCAGGAGAGACGCCGGCGTGTATTTTTTCGGTGAGTGTTTTCAAGTATTTATTGAAGGTTGCAGGGGTGATTGGAAGGTGATGCCTGGTTTGTTCGAGGTTGTTACTGGTAAAAAATACTTTGATATAGACACTGTGACGTTTAAGTTTCCAAAGATCAAGGAAAATATGGTTAAGGAGAAAAGGGACAGTTGCTTTTATCATTTTGGTTTCAGTTTTGGTCATGCGGCGTTTGTTTACAAGAAGTGCAATGGAAGTATGAATGGTGCAATGTCTAGGCAGTTTAAGCTAAAAGAACCGGAAAGCAAAAAAGATCAGGATGAGGTAGGTAATCTAAAATTGTTGTTCCCTGATAACGATTATAGTCTCGGTAATAGTTTTCATGAGGCATTGATTGCTAACCAACGTAAGTTTTATCTTGAAAATTCTGATGATATCTGTCGCATTTGGGATGAGCAAATAGGGAGGCATGAGTACGAGTTTGACACCTCTGAGGGTGCAGTCTTGCTCACGCTGGAAGCGCATCAGAAGATGTTGTTGAGGCAAGCCAGGTATAAGCAGGTTGAGATTGAAGGTAGAATTGCTAGGAGGACATATTTTGATTTCGTAACCTGGTTTTTAAAATGTCCAGAGTACGCTAAGTACGGAAAGTATGGAAGAATCGTCGTTGACGTCACGACTGAAGGTTCGTTGATAAGAGTGCATTTTGCAAATTCCTGGAAAAAATTTACGAACGGAAAAGTGCTTGTTTTCGGACGGTTTAGGTGTTGGTATCAAGGTGATCAAAATTACTTTGACATCTTAGGAATGTTTGAAAGGCATTTGAACCACACTGATGAGATTTTAGTGACGAACAGTAGTGACGATGGGTTGATGACTTGGTGGGATAGTTTTGAGAGGTTCACTTACTTGATTGATATTTCAACAAATGATAGTGGACATGGGACGTTCTCACATCTGCACTTCACCAAGTTGTGCGGTATGTCTATTGATCAAGCTGACAACTACATGCAAACAGTTTCATCAATTGTTAGGGTGTATGATGAGGATAAGCGCAATTTCTTCGAGTTGCAGCCGTTGACGTTGTATTTGCCAAGTGGGCTGGGGGACACTACGGTTAAGAATAACCCTGTTTACCCGGACTTGGCATATATTGTAAATAAATTATTAGAAAGAGGGTATAAGATGTGTATAGCTTTAGTTACATGTGCTGGATTTATTATGGGACATAGATTTTCGTATCAAAGAGTTGAACGGATTGAAGAGCTCCAGTTTTTAAAACAGTCACCTTTTTATTTAAATGGTAAGTTAGAACATATGGTAAATTTAGGAGTTCTTTTTAGGTATAGTGGTAAATGTGTTAATCAGTTGCCGGATATTTCTTACCCAAAAATGTTTGATACACATGAGTTGAAGTGTCTTTATTTCCAGTCGCTTCTCACTTTTGGTTTTTTCAAGTATAATAGGTATTATCCCGTGCTTAAACACCTTTGCCCATACTTTGAGTACATTCTCGGAGCTGAGTGGGAACATACAGAGCAGTTGATCATAGCATCACCAAAACATTTCGACATTTTGAAAAGTCAGGATAGACCTGTTCTTTTTCATACGACCGAAAGTTTCTATGCTAGGTATAGTTTAACATTGAACCAGATAGATGTATTCGAGAGCTTGTTAGTTAGCACAGGTTTAGGTAGTTGTATTTTTTGTGAGCTTGTAGATGTAGTTTTGGAAGCCGATTACGGTTACTCATGGTAGGTTACTACCTCCCTTTTTTCTTTTTTCGCCATTTTGGTGATGCCCTGTTCTTGTGTCGTGATTGATAGTTTAGCAAACTTTCATGAACTTTAGAACAAGTGGGATCTTTTGATCCTTCTCCCTGCCG